TCAGGTTTACCGTTTGATAGCCAATAAAGTATTACGTACTGCTCCATAGTCTTTAGTTTAAAAATATCGGTTTAACCACCCACCGAAAAGGATAAAATCAAAATGGTAAATCGTCTTGTTCTTGTTGTGCAAACTTCTGCGTTGCAGTTTGAAGTGGTTTATCTTGCTTTTCAGCTACTTTAACATCTCCGTTGGTATAAACTACTTTCCCATTACCAATGTAACGCTTAGAAGTCTTTAAATCACGTTCCTCTTTTGTTTGCGATTCTGTTAACCCTACATTGTTTCCGTATTGGTCGGTAGAATCATTAATTGAAATTGTCAAGTTTAGATACTTTCCGTTGTATAACTTGCTTTTGTCGATTTTTGTTACATCAATTGATGCATTGATAAGTGTTGACATATTTATTTTATTTAAAAATTAATAATGAAGCATTTGTTTTAATTCGTTGCTTCCACTCCGAAGATTCTTTTTTATACTCTTTGCATAATACTCTAAATTTCCCGTATTTGCTTTTACCCTGTAGTAACTTTTCAGCTTTCTTTTTTCCTATTCCATAAATCCCTTTTATATTATCACTTACATCTCCAGTTAACATCATTTCAAAGATAAGATTTTCTGCTGATTCTTTAGTAACATATTGAAATCCTTTTCGTTCTTTATATTCATTACCATCTTCATCTTGTTTTTTAAGTTGATAATAATCATAATGCAACCCTTCTATTTGTCTTAAATCTTTATCAATAGCACAAATTATATAATCATCTACATTTAATAATTGAGTATTATAATAAATTAAATCATCTGCTTCATATTCATCACTTGCAAAGCTGCCTTCTAAATAGTCTAATAAATAAACACGTAACATATTTACCCATTTATTTGATTTTCCTTTACGATTAGCTTTGTATTGTGAGTCTATTTTCTTTCTAAAGTTTTTACGACACGTAGTAAAAAAGTATTTTACTTCAGTAATATTATATTTTGTTTCAATTTCATTAAATATATCAAATGCTATCTTTTCAAATCTATCATATCCACGTTGTAAAATCTCCAGTTCAATAGCAAATCTACTTTCTCCGTTTTGCAACATCGCTCGAATTTCTCCAAACGATATTACTTTATAAACGGATTGATAAATTAAACTATCAGCATCAAATAAAATAACTTTATTTTCCATTTTCAACTTCTTTTAATTTATTTTGATACGCTAAATGTGCTTTTAATTCACAATCAAAAGAACCTAATGTTTTTATAACACCATTTATTTGTATAGCTGATTTCCATTTCTTATTATTTTTATCCCAATGAACACCAGTATACTTTGAAGTTCCTTTTTTTGATTTAGTAATATTATATCTATGTGTAACTATCTGAAGATTATCAACACTATTATTTGTTTTATCATCGTCTATGTGGTCAATAACAAAACCTTTTGTTGATGTGTAATTTAAGAAAGTTTTAGCTATAATAACGTGTGTATTATAAAATCTACCCTTTAAACATACTCTTGGATATCCTGTACTATTTAAAGACATATTTAAAATAATACCATCTTTGTATTTTACATAGCTTTTTACTCTACCTAAATTAGATACTTCATAAATTCCTTCATAGCCTACAACTGGCTTCCATACTTCTTGCATATTTTTGCAGTTAAATTAAGCAGTTAAAAAAGAGCGTGGAAGGTGTAACTGCTTCACTTTTCAAATGGTTAATTACTCCCATTCTATCCACGCATCTAATATACAAATAATATTTTAATTTACAAAGTACTAAATGTTAATTTTTGTGATTCAGTTAATTCAAACTGCAATAAATCTTCTTTCTTAGCAAGTCCTTTACCTATTGCTTCAATTGCTTTATTAAAACGCTCATCTGTGATTGTTCTTGGTTTCTTTACTTGTTGACTATTATCTTTTGAATCAGGGTCGCTTTCTGTTTCGTCAATTAAGAATAAGCCATTTAAAGCGTATTTACGTGCGTAACTTGATGCAGTACCTGTACATTGTTCTGAAGACATACCTTTATGTTCTCCCATTTCTGCATAACCGTTAATAGTCATTCTATCTGTTTTACCATTTTCATTATAAGATAGTAATTCAGCAGTTGCTTTTAAAAATAGTTTAGAACCAATTTCTACTATTTCATCAGACATTATTAATACTGAATTATATTTTAATAGTAACGGCTTTAAAGATTCAAGTATCTGTTCAACACTTCTGTACTTGTACTTTCCAAATGCGTTGAAAGAACCTTTAGGGCATTTTAATTCTGCTTGAATGTTAATTAAATTTTTCATTTTCTTAGTTTTAAATTGTTAATAACACATACAAATATAAACATTATTCTTTAATTGATAACTTTTTAATCAAATTATTTTTAATCTGCCAAAAGTCTTGTAATGAATTAGCTTCTAATATATCCAGTTCTGCTTCTGTTAACTGCAATTTTTCTTCGTCTGGTATATCAATGCAAGAAACTTCAAGTTCATTCTCCACCAACTCAATTAATTCTTTGAAGTCTGGATAGTTTTTATTTCTATCGTAACACTCAAGACCGTGTAAAATTGTAGCGTGTCCTTTGCCAAACATTTTACCGATTCTATCTAATGTCATTCTGTTGTTGCGTAGGAAATGATACAATACGCTTCTTATGTACACTTTTTCACGTTTTCTTGAACTTGTATTTAGTTCATATCTTTCTATTAATTCTGTAATTTTTATTAAATTCATTTTATTATTTTTTAAATGTTTCGTTGTAGTATTGTTCTGCATAAAATTTCAGTTATTTATACCAAACTTTTTTATGTAGTTTTTTTATAACATAATCTTTTCTTGATAAATGACCTTCATCTCTTAATCTACTAATAATCATTTTTTGCAAATGTTCAATACATTCTTTTTCAGTTTTAAAAATATGATTAGGTATACAAAATTGAGTTTTACAATCTTCTTTTCCTAATTGTGAATATCTTTCATACCAATCATTTGTTGAATCTGTTAATCTAAAAAGATTAAATTCATAACGAATACCGCACGATGTAAATCCTTTTGGCATATGAATTATTTCAAATCTTTTTCTTGTTTTTTTTAAAAGTTTTGTTTTCATTTTAAATCTTGTTTTAAGCGTTCTAAATAAAGTATTCCATCCATTAACTCATCTTGTGCGTGTTCAATCCAATCTAACGTGCTTAAATCGGTTCTTTCAAGTGTTACTCCATACTTTTTTAAACCATCGTCTGCACGTTTCTCAAACTTTTTAATTACGTTTAATACTATTCTATCTATTTTCATTTTATTTATTTTTAAATTTCTGTTGCTTCTATTTCTCCGCTTCCTTCACATTCAGGACATTCTACAATTTCTGTACATCCACCGCAACAATTCCAAGCTGGTTGAAAGCAATCTTTGTCTACTTCTATTCTACCTTTGCCATCGCATTGTTTACATTCTACTTCTATCATAACTTTTCGATTTCTTGTTTAACATCTATTAAATAATTCATTTGTTTTACATTATCATTTTCTGCAGCTATATTATACATCTCATCAACTGCTATTAATGCACATTGTTTGAGTGTTGCATTAAGCAATGCTTCGCTTGGTGGAATGCAACCATTTCTATCAAATGGATTAGAATATTTATCAACTAACTCTTTTGCTTTTTCTTCTGGTGTCATACTGCTAAAATTTCGGTTAATACTTTGATATACGCTTGTTCTATTCTTTCAAGTCCACGTTTGCAAGTGTCAATTCTGTTTAAGTGCTTTTTCATTACGTTTGGGAATTGTGAGTAATATTCTGTATTGCTTTTAAGATATTCAATTCTGTTTTTCATATCTGCGTGCAATAATTGTAAATCGCTTGCTCTGTGGTGTAGTTTATAGTTCATCGTTTCTCGTTTAAATTGTTTAACTTAATTTCTCTAATTCTGTTTAATCTTTGCACATCAAACGTAGTGAAAAATTGCTTTCTTATAGCATCGTTAATGTGGTTACCTTTTGGTACGTACTCATTCTCAATTGTAGTTGGTACATAGTTAGGATTAAATGTGTTGTGTAATGTTTTCATAGTTTTTATGTTTTTTGTAGACCAATTAAATTAGGGGTTATTTTTCAAACCCCTTTTTTTTATTTGTTTAATGATTTTGCAAAATTTAACACTTCGTTTAATTCCCAACCGTCTTTTTTTAATTCTTCGATTTCATTATCAAAATTAAACATTTCGTTAAATTCTTTGCTGTCTAAGATGTCGTTTAAATTTTCCATTTTTTTTATTTTTTAATTGTTTTGTGATACAAATATAAGTACTTTGTTTATAACTGCAATACTTTTTAACAATTATTTTTAAATTATTTTTAGTTTTCCAATGTTTATGCGGGTTTCAGAGCATAAAAAAAGTGGGAATTTCTCCCCACTTATAACAATTAAACTAAAAAACTATGAAAATCAGCAAACAGAAAAGCAGATTTCGTGCAAATATAACTATTTTAAATTGTTACGCATCTTAAATTGAATAAAATCCATATAAGTTTTGTTATTTATAGTAAACTTTTTATTGCATATTTTGCGGTCTGAACATTGCATTCTGTGTGTTATCGTTCCAGCTGGTGTTGTATACATACTTTTGTAGTGTGGTAACTTGCCACAATTTGGACATTCGAACTTTTCTCCACCTCTTAAAACTGCGTAATTAACTTTGTGTTTTGTATAAGGTGCTAATCTTTCGTATACTTTCTCCAAGACAACGACATCCATATCGCAATACTCAACCATTCGTTTAAGTGCTTCTTCGTCTTTGTTAAAAATGATTGCTTTCCACATATCCATTCCTTCGTGCT